GCATAATCGAGCTTAAGGGTGAATTCGACCTCAACGAAGCGAAGAAGATTGAACTCTACGCCAAGGCACAAAAGTTCATCGCCGACGCGCAGAGTGAGAACGCTTATGCCGAAGTCGCGCAACTTGAGGCTCAAATCAACTTACTCGAGTCTCGGAACAATTCAATCTACGATCAGATTGACTTGTTACTGAAGGATAAAAAGCTTCAGATTGAAGATAAGAAACTAGCCAAGGTGGGTGCCGCGAAATGATTAGTGATCATGAATTCGACGAGTGGCTCGAGCACCCGGTGACTAGGGCTGTAAGGGAGATGCTGTCCAAGAAACGAGAAGATATAAAAGAACTTCTCGCTACGGGGCACTTCACCCACGAGACCGCTGATAAAATGGCAATTGACACCGCCGGGGCCGTAGGCGAGTGTACGGGGTTGGACTTTGCGGCGACTTTAATGTTTGAAGATTATGAAAGCGAGGTACTGGATGGAAAACCAAAGCGGGCTACTCCCGAAGGGGAAGGCAGTGTTGATTCAGGAATGGGCGCCTGAGCGCAAAGTGGGGCAAATCGTGATCCCGGAAATGGTAGAAAAAAACATGGCTATGGTGAACACCAGGGCTAGGGTTATTGCCATTGGCGCGAGTGCTTGGGATGACGAGAAGGAGCCTCGTGCGCAGGTGGGAGATGTTGTTCTTGTAACGCAATATGCAGGGATGATGGCAGTTGGACTGGATAAAAAACAATATCGCTTGGTGAATGATAGAGATATCTTTTGTCAAGTGGTGGATAATGGAGAACAGAAATGAGCGAGCAACAAGAAGCAATTGAATCCTCCGCCCCGCCGGAAGTTCAGGCTGCTGCGGAGAAACAAGGTTGGATTCCGGCCACTCGATACAAGGGCCCTCCGGAGAAATTCGTAGACGCGGATGCGTATCTTGATAATGCAGAGAAAGTCCTGCCATTAGTCAAGAAACATTTGACGACTGCGTTGGGTGACGTTGAGGCGTTGAAGCAACAAAACGCGCAACTCGCTGCGACACTTCGTGAGACCCAGGAATCAATCGAGGACATTAAAGAGGCCTTTACCGTCGATACCCAGAAACGCGTTGAGGCAGCACGGAAAGACCTGAAGGCGGAGATTCGTGCGGCGAGGAAGGCAGGGAATGATGATATTGTAGATCAGCTGACTGACGATCTCGAGGAACTCGACGAGGCGGAGAGGAAAGCCCGCGAAGAAGCGCCGAAGGAGAAGCGGGTTGAGAAGCCAGTCGAGCCTCCTGCAATCGACCCCGCGACTCAGGCCTGGATCAACGACCATCCTTGGTTTGGTTCGGACAAGAGAAAGACCGCGATCTACATGGGCTTCGTTCAAGCGCGTAGGGCTGACGGAGACCGCACAACTGGACAGGCCTTTTTCGACAAGGCCCTTGAAGACATGGAGACGGAGCTCGAGGGCGCGAAACCTGCTTCAAAGGTTGAGGGCGGAAAAGGCGGAAGTGGCGGGAATAGTGGTGGAGGAAAACGCCAAGATTATGCTTCGATGCCGGCAGAGGCAAAGCAAGCCTGTGATGCCGAGGCCCGTCAATTCGTAGGCCCGAACAAGCGGTATAAGACTAATGAAGAGTGGCAGAAACAATATGCCAAAATTTACTACAGGGATAACTGATCATGAAAGAACTCAACAATCCGAGCAATCTTCCGACTAAAGCCACAGCTGAGCGCCGCAGGATTCCTATGTCGGTGCCTGTGCAAAAGCTTGAGGTTGCAGAAATCCCTGGCTTTCATTGTCATTGGTTTCGGGGAAGTCAAGACCGAATCCAGCGTGCCCTTAACGCAGGTTACACTTTCGTCGACCCCAAGGAAGTGCACCTGAACAACGTGTCACTTGGGGGCGATAGCGCAGAATCTGGAAATACCGATCTAGGAAGTAGAGTTAGCGTAGTGGGAGGCGGGATAGAAGAAGGATCAAACCAAGCAACCCGGATGTACTTGATGAAGATACCGATGGAACTGAGAAACCAAGATTTAGAATCAATGGAGCAGCGAAGCGAGAACATCGTTCGCGCCCTTAATGCAGGGACAATCGGCAAAGAAGGTGCTGAAGATGGGCGTGAAGTCAATAACAGATATGTTGGCTCTACGACCAAACTCCCTGAAATGTTTCGTAAGAAACCCCGACGTTAAACCCAGGAGACTTGAATGGCAAACACTAGTAAAATTGCCGGTCTCATTCCAGTACAGTACCAGAATGGTGCTCCCTGGAACGGACAAACGCGGACGTACTATATCCCATCATCCAACACCACAGCCTTTGCAATTGGTGACCCGGTTGATCTGGGAGGTAGCGCGGATGCGAACGGCGTACCGAGTATTGTGCTGGCGACAGCTGGTAACAACTCTGCAGCAAACATGCTTGTCGGCGCGGTAGTGGCTGTCGGCACACAAGAGAGTGTGGTCGGCAACATTACTAACCCAAACAGCATTATCGTCCCGGCGACAAAGACACAAGCGTATTATGTCCAAGTTGCTGACGATCCCAACATCGTCTTCCAGATGCAGGAAGGCGGAACGCAGACGACGGCCCTGGCTGCTACTAATGCGGGTCAGAACGTAGACCTTGCAAGTGGCGCGAACAACGGCTATGTCAGTGGTTGGGTGCTGGACATTGCAACAACGACTACGGGGAGCGGATTCCAGATGAAACTCTGGGGACTGTCTCGCACTCAAAACAATGCCTTCGGAACGTATGCCAAGTGGCTGTGCACAATCAATCTGCACAGATTCAAGGCAGGCGTTGCCGGCGTTTAAAGGAGAACTATTATGGCCGGCGGCGTAATTTCTACTGGCAGTCATCCAAAACTGCTCTGGCCTGGGGTCTATACGACCTGGGGCCAGGTGTACGACGAGCATCAAAAGGAATTTGAAGATCTCTATGAGATTCGTGAATCGGAAAAAGCCTATGAACAAGCGGTTCAAGTAACCCCGTTTGGTCTGGCTCCGGTCAAGTCTCAGGGCGCTTCGATTACCTATGACTCGGAAGTACAGGGGCCTGTTACCACTTACCAGCACATCGCGTATGCGCTGGGGTATCAGGTGACGCACGAAGAAATGAAGGACAACCTGTATAAGGAAGTCGCAACTCGTAGAGCACGCGGCAATGCTTTCTCAATGAATCAAACTGTCGAGAACGTCGCTGCATTTCTCTATAACAACGCATTCTCGACTACGTATTTCACTACGGGGGATGGACTTGCACTTTGTTCTACCTCCCACACGAATACGACAGGCGGGACGTATTCAAATGCGTTGAGCCCTGCGGCAGACTTGTGCGAGGCTGCGCTTGAAGACCTGAACATCCAGATCATGCTGGCGCAAAACGACACCGGGCTGTTGATTAACATTATGCCCAGGTCGCTTCACGTCTCTCCCTACGAGTGGTATAACGCGAATCGGATTCTGAAGTCAGTTCTTCAGTCCGACACAGCGAACAATAACATCAACGTGCTGAAGGCTACCAATGCGTATCCCGAAGGCATTAAGATGTGCCACTATTTCACCAACGCGAGCCCTTGGTTTATTCGGACTAATTGTCCTGAGGGGATGACGTTCTTCTGGCGGGAACAGCCTGATTTTGATCAGGATAATGACTTTCCGACAAAGAACGCCTTGGCCGCAAGCTACATGCGGTTCTCGGTGGGGTGTACCGATCCGAGAGGGATATTCGGCTCGAATGCGCCGTAAGGGCTGATAAAGTAGACGTTAATTCAAAATTCCGAATTGGCGTCTACTTCAATGAGCCTTTGTGCAGCAAGCGTGGTGGGCGCCTCCCATCAACATAGTTACCCTTCGGGGTACGCTTAGAAGGAGTTATAATGGGTTCTTTAAACTTGATCACGAACTATCCCAATGGCTTTGCCAATGGGCTCTCGGTAAGGGGGATGCCGCTGCTGCAATCCCAACCAGGGTCTGTGTATTGGGTAGGGAATAGTTCGACCATTCGCCCCGGCTGTGTTGGAGCGTCGAACAGTAACCCCGGGACTTTTATCCGCCCGTTCTCGACGCTTGATTATGCGATTACACAGTGTCAAGCTGATGCGGGAGATATCATCTTCGTGCTGCCGGGGCACGCGGAGACGATTTCGAGCGCGTCGATTCTGGCACTTGATGTAGCGGGCGTTGCGATTATCGGTCTAGGCGCAGGTGCGAATCGTCCGACCTTCACCTTTACCACAGCCACTACCGCAAACATCCCTGTTACCGCGGCGAATATCAGCATTCAAAACCTGCTCTTCGTAGCGAACTTTGCAGATATTGCTAGTGTCTTTACCGCAACCAGCACCAACACTCCCACGGACTTCTCAATTGAGAACTGTGAGTTTCGTGACACCTCGGCCATTCTTAACTTTCTCACGATTGTCACAGGTAACGCTACTGCGGGAAGTCTCAGTGGGTTGAGTTTCTGCGGTAACCGTGTTTCGAGCCTGG